GATTGATCTATGATGCCGCCACTGGTGAAATCAGAGATGATCGTAAGTTCATGACAATGCTTGAAGATTACTGGTTGCCAAGACGAGAAGGTGGTCGTGGTACAGAAATTACTAAACTACCGGGCGGTCAAAATCTTGGTGAGATGGATGATGTTATATACTTCCAAAAGAAGATGTATAAGTCTCTCAATGTTCCTGTCAGTCGCTTAGAGCCTGAAACAGGAATGACGTTGGGTCGTGCAACAGAGATCAATCGCGACGAAGTTAAATTTCAGAAGTTCATACAAAGATTGCGCATGAGATTCTCAATGCTATTTGATGGTGCATTAGAGAAACAATTAGTGCTCAAGGGTCATATGACACCAGAAGAGTATCAAGATATAAGACGTAATATCAAGTATGACTTCAAACAAGATAACTACTTTACTGAACTCAAAGAGAATGAAATTATCACAGAACGAGTCAATACATTGAATAGTATCGACCCATATGTTGGTAAGTACTTCTCACAAGAATGGGTAAAACGTAATGTACTTAGAATGTCCGATGACGAAATTGCCACATTGGAAGATCAAATGAAGGACGAGAATGACGCAAACACAGAAATGGATGCGGCGTTAGCGGATCCTGACATGGGGACTAACAATATTGACGGGCAAAATGGTCCCCCTAGTGACGGATAAATATAAATAATTGGAGATATAATAATGGCTGAACCTGAGGTGGAAACACCAGGACAAACGTTGAACGATATGATTAAGGCCGCAAACGGTGGAGAACCAACTGCATTTGCAGATTACTTCTCTGGAGCAATGGTCGGTAAGGTTAATGATAAAGTTGACCAGATCAGACAAGTTGTTGCGGACAAACTGGCTGGATTAGATCCATCAAGTACTCCTGCTATGGAGCTTGGGCCAGAAGAACAAGAAGGTGAAGTAGAGGCATCAGCCGAAGACGATACAACTGAAGAAGAGGAAGAACAGTCAGATGAAGAGATTGAAACAGCTGACGGAACAACCGAAGAAGATTGATATCATTCCTACTCCTGGACAGGATAAAGGAATGAATGTCAGTTACAAGAATCCCGGTGTGCCTGGCGAACGTGACTTCAAAGACAAGCATGTTATCGCTAAGACGGATTACCCTGTTCCTGAAAAGAATGCTGGAGACAAGGACGAACTTTTCTCTGGTGGTAAACGTACTAAAAAGAAACGCATTGCTGATCAAGAAAACGAAACTAATTCACAAATGTATGAAGCTGCTGCTAATAAGAAAGCAGAAGAGATCGTACAGTCTATGAAAAAGAATAAGTCAGACTTTGTTAGCCGATATGGTAAAGATGCAGAGTCAGTCATGTATGCAACAGCCAACAAGATGTCTCAAGAAGACTTTGATCCCGATCAAGATGGAATGTGGTTGTTAGATGATGATTCAGAAGTTATGATTGAAGCTCATGAGATGGCTAAACTAGAAGAAGTATTTGATAGTTTATCAGATGAACATCAAGACCAATTTGAAAACTTATTTCTACAAAACAGAGAAACCAACTCTGCATTGCTGAATTGGGTTAGGAGTGTAGCGTGATAAAGGTAATTGCTAATACAGCCGTACTAGATGCTGATCACGATCAACAATCTTACCGCTATGTTAGGATTGTTAACACGCATGCTACATCAGTTGCCAACGTAGAGATTGGAACAACAAACAGTAATGTTGTTAAGACAATCAACCTAGATGGTGGTGAGTCAATCAATCTTGATCTTGGTGCAACTGGATTGTATGTTTCATTGCACACTAATGTCGCAACATGTTACATCACTCCGATAGCTGGAGGAAGCTCAGAATGAAGCTAGTAACAGAACTTGTCGAACGAGTTGACGTCAAGATAGAAATAAACGAAGAGACAAAACAAAAGAGTCATTTCATTGAAGGTGTATTCCTTCAAGCAGAAATGAAGAACCGTAATGGTAGAATGTATCCTATGTCTACAATGCAGAAGGAAGTCAACCGTTACAATGAAGAATATATTCAAAAGAACAGAGCATATGGTGAGCTAGGTCATCCTAATGGACCTACAATTAACCTCGAAAGAGTGTCCCATATGATAAAAGATTTGCGCCAAGAAGGTAACAACTATATTGGTAAAGCAAAAGTTTTAGATACCCCGTATGGTAATATTGTCAAAAACTTAATTGATGAAGGTGCTCAATTGGGAGTTTCAAGCCGTGGTATGGGTACTCTAAGAGAGAAGGCAGGATGTCAAGTAGTACAAGATGACTTCATGCTTTCTACGGCCGCTGACATTGTGGCTGATCCCTCAGCACCTCAAGCATTTGTTAATGGAGTGATGGAAGGGGTCGATTGGGTATATGATGCTGCATCTGGACATTTCAACGCAATGAAAGTTGTGGAAGAAACGAAAGATTTAGGACGGAAGTCGAGTAAGGAACTTCAAGAATCAGCATTAAGACTATTCGATAAATACCTAAAATCGCTATAAAAAACAGTAAAATTATAAATAAGTTTAATGACAAACTATAGGAGTCAATAATGGCAAGAGAAGAAGCTCAGGAGCAGATTGAGGATTTAGAATCCTTAACTGACGACGAAGAAATTCTTGAAGCCGCTGACGACGTTGAAGAACAAGAAGAAGAGCTTGTTGAATTCCAGGCTTCTGGTGAGGACTCTAGTGTGGCCGACCCAATCGATACTGGTTCTTCACGTAGGAAAGCGGATAAATCAAACGCTATGCCAATGCCTAAGTTAGGTAAAACTGGCGTAATACAAAACGTAGTAGATATGTTTTCTAAGATGACACCAGGCCAAGCCTCTAAGGCTTACAAAGGCTTGATGGATTCTTCTGGAAACAAAGCATCTATCACTGCTAAAGGTGATGCAGCTAGCCCTGTAAAACTTCATACAATGGCAAACATCAAAGTTAAAGAAGACTTAGAATTGCTTTTCAAAGACAAAGAAAGCCTCACAGAGGAATTCTTTGATCAAGCATCTACAATCTTTGAAGCAGCTTTGAATGCAAAAGCTACAGTAGTAGAAGAAGCATTAAAAGAAGCCTATGATAAGAAGTTAGCAGAAGCTACAGCTCAACACGAAACAGATCTTGAAAACAAGTTAGACGAATACTTAGAGTACGTTGCTGAAACTTGGATGAAAGAGAACGAGATCGCCATTGAATCAGCTCTTAAAGTAGAAATGGCTGAAAACTTTATGAATGGCGTCAAGGACCTATTCAAAGAATCTTACATTGAGATTCCTGAAGACAAGGTTGATCATGTTGCCAACATGGAATCTGAAGTTGTAGAACTGAAGAAGAAGTTGGACGAAGCAGTCAACCAAGAGATTGATCTTAAAAAGATCATGAAAGATCAACACGCAGCTATCCTTTTCAATGAGAAGAGTAGAGGCATGACCCTTAAACAACAAGATGAGTTTAAGGATCTCGTTGAAGGCCTAGACTATGATAGTGAAGAAGACTTCACATCGAAGCTCGACACTATTCTTGAAACATACTTTAACAAGAAACCAGCCGCAACAGAAACTGAAATCAATGAAGAATTAGTTGAAGTTGATACCGAAGATAAGCCTACGGGAATCTCTGACGGGCCAATGGCTGCTTATGCTCAGGCTATTTCAAGAACCCTTCAAAAATAAATCTTAACATACGGAGAAATAAATGTTAAACGAAGATTTATTGCAGAAATGGCAGCCCATTATTGAGCACCCCGACTTAGACAAAATTGGGGATGTTCATAAGCGGAACGTCACAGCTGTAATGCTAGAAAACACAGAAACTGCTCTACGTGAGTCAGCTTCTTTTAACCCACAATCGTTGCTTGAAGCAGCCCCAACAAACGCAATGGGTGCTTCGTCTTCAACAGCTGGCGATGGTAACATTGATATCTACGACCCAGTTCTAATCAGCTTGGTTCGTCGTGCAATGCCAAACTTAGTAGCATATGACATCATGGGTGTTCAGCCTATGACTGGTCCTACTGGTTTGATCTTTGCAATGAGATCACGTTACACTAACCAGACTGGTGATGAGACATTCTATAACGAAGTTAACACTGGCTTCTCTATGGATAAAGATAGCTCCACAAACACCAACGTTGGTGGTGCTACTCAAAACCTAGGTACATTCGTAGGTAACGGTTACTTAAACAGTTCTGCTTCTAACATTGAACTGTACAACTATGCTGCTGGTATGACAACAGCTCAAGCAGAGCGCTTGGGTGATGGTGCCGCTAACGCTTTCCCAGAGATGGCATTCAGCATTGAGAAGATTGCTGTGACTGCAAAGTCCAGAGCTCTCAAAGCAGAATACACAATGGAATTGGCACAGGACTTAAAAGCAATCCACGGATTGGATGCTGAGTCCGAGCTAGCTAACATTCTTTCGACTGATATCTTGGCTGAAATCAACCGAGAAATGATTCGAACAGTTAATGTTATCGCTAAGGTTGGTGCCCAAGATGACACAACAACAGCAGGTAAATTTGACCTAGACACCGACTCTAACGGTCGTTGGATGGTTGAGAAGTTCAAAGGT